GTAGGCTTAAGTGTAAAATCTAGCTTGACAAAGGATGTAACTATCCTTGTAAACGAAAGCGGTATTGAATCCGCAAAAACTAAGAAGGCCAGAGATGCTGGCGTTCAAATTGTAACTAACCTCAAAACTCTCACTGGAGAATAATAAAATGGCACTACCTAAGTGGACTGAAGAGCGTACTACCGCCCTCACTGATTTTGTCGGTGGCGAAAGCCCCGTATCCCAAGGAACCGTTGCGAATGCAGCAGTTGAACTTGACACCTCTACCCGTTCTATCTCAAGCAAATTGCGCAAGATGGGTCATGACGTAGAATTGGCTTCTGCCAACGCTTCACGAGCATTTAGCGATTCTCAAGAAGCAACCCTTCAAGCTTTTGTCTCTGACAACAGCGGAACCTACACTTATGCAGAGATTGCCGGTCTTTTTGAAGATGGCGCATTCTCAGCTAAGTCAATCCAAGGCAAGATTTTGTCTATGGAACTTACTGGTCACGTTAAGCCAGCTCCTAAAGTTGAAGCAGTACGCACGTACTCTGCAGCTGAAGAAGTTACTTTCGTTGGAATGGTACACGACGGTGCTTTTGTTGAAGCTATCGCCGCCGCACTTGACCGCTCAGTAAACTCTGTTCGTGGTAAGGCTCTTAGCCTTCTTCGCTCAGGCGACATCGACGCTATCCCTCGTCAAGAGACTACCAAGGGCGCTTCTAAAGAAGATCCTTTGGCTACAATCACTGACATCGGTAGCCAGACTGTCGAAGCTATCGCAGAGCAGATTGGCAAGACTGCACGTGGTGTTAAAACCATGCTGACTCGTCGTGGCCTTTCAGCCGCTGACTATGATGGCGCTTCTAAGAAAGAGAAAGCATCTGCTTAATCCTTTTTAGTTTATAAGAGTAGGCTCTTCGGGGTCTACTCTACTTTTATGATTTGAAATCGGGAGACTTTCATTGAACATCGCTAGTGCTTTATTTCGGCAAGTGCTAACACTCGGAGACTTTGAGACTTGGAGTGTTACCCACAAGCATTATTTGCCTAGCGAATATCATAGCTTATATCAAGTAATTGATAAACACTGTGCTACGTTCCATAAAATGCCCACGATTGATGATCTTAAACTTGAGATTCGTGATTCAAGTACAAGGGATAAGTTATATGCAGTTGAAGCCGTTGAGGTAGATTCTGAGCCACATATGCTTCTTCAGTACTTGAAGAACGAATACACTCAAAAACAAATTCTGGATTCATTAGAGGATTTCATTGATAATTCTGTAGCCTTTGAGGATGCACAAGAGTCAGTAGATCACCTCCACCAAATTGTCTTAGACATTGAGGATAGGGTTGATCTTGAAGATCCACAAGAAAGTATGCAACGTATTGACTTGTTTGAACCTGAAGAAGATATAGCAAAGTACATACCTCTCGGTTTAAATGCCGAGTACGACATTGACGTACAGTTCTCTCCTAGAGATCTTGTTATGGTAGGTGGTAAGCGTGGAGCTGGTAAGTCTGTTATATGTGCAAATATTGCTAACAATGTTTACGCTTCTGGTAAATCTGCTATCTATTTCACTATTGAGATGGATAGCAGAAATATCTTACAGCGATGCTGTTCTATCGCCACTAATGTTCCCTTCTCACGACTTCGTACTAAAAATCTTAGTGTGGGCGAGTGGGAGCGTGTAGCAGAGTGGTGGTCGAATCGCTTTGTGCTGGGGCAAGACCGCTTGAACGAGTATAAACAACATCGTGATTTTGAGAAATTTCATGCAACCCTAAAGACTGGAGAGCTCCTCCCGACTAATCAGTTATTAGTCGAGTATGATCCTTCTCTCACATTATCCAAAATTCGTGCTGTGCTTGACAAGAAAGTCAAGCCACTCAATGTTGGCATCATTATTGTTGATTATATAAACCAAGTAAAGCGGTCAAGTCTTCCTGGACGAGGTGGACAATACGATTGGACAGAACAAATCGAAGTTAGTAAAGCATTAAAATCTATGGCGCAAGAGTACGAATGTACTGTTATGTCGCCCTATCAAACTGATGCAACTGGAGAAGCACGTTTCGCAAAAGGTATCCTTGATGCCTGTGATGCAGCTTACACATTAGAAACATGGGATCATGAGGATGCTTGCATTACTCTAAACTGTGTTAAGATGCGTAATGGAGCTATGAACTCCTTCTCATCAACGGTAGACTGGGACACGTTAAAGATTGGCCCAGAGTCTGCCTTAACTCCTAAAGAAAAAGATGACTCATCCCATAAAACAGGTGAAGATATCAATGACATCTAAAAATATTTCTTGACTTTTTATCTCTTTTTGCGTATAATATACGGATACTTAAAGGGGATAAAGCATATGGCACTTACATTCGGCAGTTTACGACATACCTCCTCAGGTAGAAAGCGAAAGCCTTTGCCTACAGCAAAAAGATATACACCCAAATTTACAGAACTCACAGTAGCAGATACCTACCGTAGAGACACAAAACACTATAGTTCTGCCTCAAACACAGGCGGGACTTGCGAAGCAGCGGATCGTAGCTATGCTAACGACGCGGACTTCACCGTAGCCCCTGCATATAACAAGGGCGCGTATCAAGTTATTAGTAAAGAAAACATAAAGGATATTGGACGGTGACAGTAGAAGAACTATTAGTTTCAAGACAAGTATATTTTATACCCAAAGGTGCGGACGCTATTGTAACGTGCCTTAACCCGGAACACGCGGACAGAAGCCCTAGTATGCGTATTGATAAAATCACTGGTATATTTCAGTGCTTTTCATGTGGATATAAGGGCAACATTTTTACACACTTTGGTGAAAAGGCAAACCAGCTACAGCTAAGACGAGAACTACTGAAAAAGAATATTAGAGAGAAGAGGTCTGAATCGGTTGGTTTGTCATTTCCATCCAATAGTATACCCTATAGAGGTGACTGGAGGGGTATTAAACCTGAGACTTACAAAAGGTTTGAGGCGTTTCAACACCATGCTCCAGATCATATCGGTCGTATTGTATTCCCAGTCAAAGATATATCAGGACGAATAGTATCATTTAACGGTCGCCATACTACTGGTGGCACACCAAAGTACATGATCTCCCCTGCGGGTGCGAAGATGCCTTTATACCCTATAGTAGAGCCAATACAAGGTTCCATAGTGCTAGTAGAGGGTATATATGACATGGTCAATTTGCATGATAAAGGCATGACAAACGCAGTATGCTGCTTTGGAACAAAGAACATTAATGAAGACAAATTGCGTATGCTTTCTATACAAGGTGTAGAAGAGGTAATAGTTTTCTTTGACGGAGACAACGCAGGACAGACTGCAGCAAAAGAAGTAAAAGAGATGGTTGAGCGAGTAGGCTTAACCTCAAGAAATGTAGCACTAAAGGATACAGATCCTGGAGCACTACCCTTAAAATCAGTACAAACATTAAAGAGTAAATTATATGCCTAAAGTTGCATTAGTAGAAACTAAACCAAGTAGAACAAATTTCAAGAAAGAGTTTGATGACGAGTTCGAGTTTGATCAATATCAGCTCTGCTCTGACTCAAACATTAAAAAAGTATTAAAACGAGATTGTGACATCGAAATTGATGTTGACGCATACGATTGGCTCATTCTCGTAGGCAGTGACGCGCTAAAGTATTTCACATCTGTCAATTCAGTAACAGAATATTCGGGTAAGAAGGTAGAAGAAAAGTTCTTACCTGTGATTAATCCTGCTATGCTTGCTTTTAAACCAGAAGCACAACGTACTTGGGATGACTCTAAGAAAAGCATCACAGAGTACATAAATGGTAATGTAGTAGATGTTGTTATTACCGAGCATAATGCATACGGCATACAAGATACGGACGAAGCCAATGAGTGGTTATGTCGTTGTATCAATTCTCGTCCTGCTTATGTTGCGCTTGACTCAGAGACTACTGGGCTTTACCCCCGTGACGGGCATATGCTAGGAATTTCTCTATCTTATGAAGAAGATCGTGGCGTATATATAGACACACAATGTTTCGATGAACGCACAGAGGCACTATTGCAGACACTGTTTAACCAAACAAGAATAGTGTTTCACAACGCTAAGTTCGATATGGCATTCTTTGAGTACCATTTCAACTTTAAGTTTCCTAATTTTGAAGATACTATGTTACTGCACTATTTGATTGATGAGAACCCAGGTACTCACGGTCTAAAGCAGCTAGCTATGAAGTATACAGTCTATGGTGATTACGAGAAGCCTCAATATGATTGGATGGCTCAATACCGAAAAGATCATGGTATGCTAAAGAATGATTTTACATGGGACTTGATACCTTTTGACATAATGAAAACGTATGCTGCTATGGATGCAGTAGTAACATTGCTAATCTTTAATAAGTTTATTAAAATTAAACAGAATAAAAGACTTGCTAAGGTCTATGATAATATTCTTATTCCCGGCTGTCGGTTCCTTACTGATATTCAAGATAACGGAGTACCGTTTGACATACCAAGACTTTGTCAGTCTCAACAACTTATGCAGGTACAGATTGACGAAGCAGTAGCAAAGCTATACGAACACCCCGCAATTAGTAAATTTGAGGAAATTAATGGAAAAGATTTTAATCCTAACAGCACTGTGCAGCTTCGTAGTTTATTGTTTGATTTCATTGGGCTTACTCCTACTGGAAAGAAGACGGGTACTGGAGCAAACAGCACAGATGCGGAAGTTCTACAAGAATTGGCGGGACAATCGGATGTACCCGCACTTATACTTGCCATTAGGCAGAAGTCAAAAATTAAAAATACTTACTTGGACAAAATCATACCGCAGTTGGATAGAGATAGCAGACTGCGTACTGGTTTTAACCTTCATAGTACAACTTCTGGCCGTCTTAGCTCTAGCGGGAAACTTAATATGCAGCAACTACCCAGAGATAATCCTATTGTTAAAGGATGTATCAAGGCAGCTCCTGGACATAAAATAGTTGCAATGGATTTAACAACAGCAGAAGTATATGTAGCAGCAGTACTTGCAAAAGACAAAGCACTTATGGATGTATTCCGTGCAGGAGGCAATTTTCACTCAGCAATTGCACACAAAGTATTCAAACTACCTTGTGAGCCTAGTGAAGTAGCAGAACTGTATGCCATGCAAAGACAGGCGGCTAAAGCTGTGACTTTTGGTATTATGTATGGAGCAGGTGCAAATAAGATTAGTGAACAGGTAACAAAAGATAGCGGTAAACCTTTCACTAGAAACGAAGCCCAAGAGGTAATTGATGATTACTTTAAAGAGTTTCATAGATTAAAATCATGGATTGAAGAAAACCAAAAGTTTATTCAGCAGAATGGCTTTATATATAGCTACTTCGGTAGAAAGAGGAGATTACCAAATGTCGCATCGACAGACAAAGGCATCCAGAGCCATAGCGTTAGGTCTGGTCTTAATTTTTTGGTGCAGTCTGCTGCTAGTGATATTAACTTACTAGGAGCAATTGATATGAGTGAGTGGATCAAAGCAACAGGTAAAAAAGCTCGTATTTTTGCACTTGTACACGATTCTATCTTAGCTGAAGTACCAGACGGGGAAGTAGAGGAGTACATGGAGAAACTAACATCTTACGTGCAAATGGATAGAGGTCTATCTATCCCAGGCGTTCCAGTAGGATGTGACTTTGAAATAGTACACGAAGATTATTCAGGCGGAAAATTCGAGAAAATGTATGGTAATCACATATCGTAACATATCATTTAATATTGAGTATCCAGTATTTTTATTGCCTTCAAGTGATTGGGAAACGAGAGATGGTCTCCTTCTCATTGATAACAGAATAGTTGATGATAAGAATAAGGAAGGTAGGACTCTAGGCGCTAGGCGTATGCAGACTGCACATAAAGATGTTCTACCTTTAAAAAAGATGCTTACATCTTATAATGGTATACTAAAACAAACTACCAAGTGTTTTATAGATAATGTAGGCAAGCCTTTTATCTATGAGAAAACTAAATTTGCGGATCTAAAGTATTTGCAAATTAAAGGAGTGGAGCGAAAAACCTTTGCTACACTTATAACGGTAAAAGGGCATACACTTGCCTTTACCGTACCACGCCCACCCGAAGAAGGAATGCTTTGGGCTGGGATTCTGCACTTACATGGGTTTCCGTGGGTGCTTTATGAGTATTCGGAAACGAAACTCAAGGATACTAAAAGAAAAGTTTAACTTATGGCTAAAAGAAACCGTACACTAGCAGGAGCTAGTTTAACCCTTCAAGAGATAGAACCTCTGACAAGGAACCAAGTAAAAGCATTTGAGTCTAATAAGCACTTAATTTTGCATGGATTAGCGGGAACAGGAAAAACTTTTATATCTTGTTATCTTGCTTTTGATGATATGTCGAAGGGTTCATACGAAAAATTAGTAATTATTCGTAGTGCAGTACCAACACGGGATATTGGATTTCTTCCTGGCACGGAGAAAGAAAAATCCTCAGTATACGAAGAGCCCTATCAAGCAGTGTCAAATGAATTATTTGCACGAGGAGACGCTTATGGTATACTGAAACAGAAGTCTCTAGTAGAGTTTATGACAACCTCTTTCATTAGAGGGATTACATTAAAGCACGCAGTTATTCTAGTAGATGAGTGCCAGAATATGTCGTTTCATGAACTAGACTCAATTATTACTCGTATAGGACAGAATTGTAGAGTAATATTTTGCGGTGACTTTCGACAAGCAGACTTAGAAAAAAATGGTATGCAGAAGTTTATGCAAGTACTTAAACGTATGGGCGACTTTGACTTTATCGAATACGAGGTAGAAGACATAGTACGCTCTGATTTTGTTAAGAACTACATTATAGCCAAAAATGAGTTAGGATTGTAAAAGGGGAAGAAAATTGAAATATAAAGTAATAACACTAGCAGC